GAAGACATACCACTTTTTTTTACAGATTGTCCACTTGCAGTAGATACTACATTAAAATCTAAAGTTAATACTGTATCACTTGTTATAGATAATACTCTATAATTAACATTATTAATTTGTATTCTATCATTAGCAGCAAACTCTGTTGTAAAAGCTGTACCACTTCCAGTTACTGTTGGACTACCTGCTGTTACAGAAACTGTTCCTGTTTTAGTTTTATAAGTATCTTTATTTATTTGTGTATAACTTGTACCAGTTGTACTAAAATATATATCATCTCCTTGACAAACTATTACTCCATTTGCATATGGAAATAATCCTTCAATAGATTCTGTTGAAACTCCTGATGGTACTACTGAACTAGCTCCACCAAATTTTGTATAACCACTTATTCTTCTATATCCACCAGTTGTAGAAGATTCAAAATTTTGTAATTTAGTTGCAGCTCCTGGTGTTCTAAATAATGCATGAGAACTAGATACTAAATCTAGTCCACCTTGTACTGTAATGGAAGCTCCTTGTGTTGCCATATAATTTTATCCTATGGTAATAAATAACTAAATCTTACATCTGACATATATTTAGGTTGTGGTGAATTTAATTTGTCAGACATTTGTTGTAAACCTTTTTTATATTCATCTAATGCTAATTGTGATTGAGCAATATTATCTTTAAATTGATAAATAAAATATCTTGCTCTTGCTAATAATACAGGTTTATATTGTTCAGGAAATAAAACTTCATCTGTATCATTTGATAATTCAGTTGGTCTATTATAAGCATTAAAATAAATTCTATATACTCCATCAGGTATTGGAGATAAACCAAATCTTCTACCATCAGAACTTCTTATAACTCTTAATGGTACTCCAAATGCAGGTGATGCATTAGATTTATCTATCTCTTCACTTCTTGCATAAGTATTTCTCCATACATCTAAAGTAACAAAACCTAATTTATTAATTGTATGTGGTGCAGATTTTCCACTAACACCTTCTGTTGTTGCAGTAAATCTATCCCAATCAACTGCATCATAATCTGTATCTACATTTGAAGAACCAGCTTTTAAAAGATACCATCTAGTACCTGATACTGTTTCTATAAATGTATTTCCATAGTATTCATTTTGAGGAGTATTAGTAGATAGCCATGCCCAATTATCTACAGCATCTACAATATCAAAGTAAGCTCTGTTTACACATTTGCTTACTTGTTTTTGTACACCTACTGCATTAGCTACTGAAGTTAATTCAGGTTCATTTATTTCTACAAGTAAGTCATTTACTAATGATAAGTATGTTTTAGCCATTTAACAATTCCATGCTCTTAATGATTTATTAATTCTTGAATTAGGGTCTCTTGCTGTTTTTGCTGATGTAAGTTTTTTCTTCATACCTTTCATTCTTGCACAAAAACTTTTTCTTCTTTTATTGCCTACCACCTTACTTGGTGCTTTTAAGTTTCGTTTCTTACCAGTCTTTGTACGACCTTTATTATAAGAAGCTCTACCTTTAGCATTAAGTCCTCCTTTTGGATTCTTTCCCTCTTTACGAGTCCAAGCAGGTGAAGACATTATACCCATTATTATTCCTTATTTTTTCTTCTTGCCATACATCATGCCACCACCCATCATTTTTTTCTTAGGGCTTTTTGACATAACTTTTCCACCGACCATATATTTTCCTCTGTTGGAAACTTTTCCACCAGCTTTTGCTTTTTTCATAGGCATATTGTTTTCTCCTTAAATTATTATTATTAAAATTACTATAGCTACACCAGCACCAATACAAGCTTTTCTATGAAACATCCATAAATGATTTGCATCATCTGGTAAGCATTTAAGTTTTTCTTTTATTTTATTTATCATAATTCTTTTCCTTTTAAGATAGAGGGGTATATTACAACCCCTCCATCAATATAATAGTAAGACTAAGTATTAGTCGATTTTGTAGATAATTTTACCTACAGCTTCAGGTCTTAATACTTTTCTTCCCCATACCATTAGACCTCTAACGATATCAGAGAATGTACCTGTGTCTCTAACAGTTTCTACTTTGTTCATAGCAGATGCAGCAGATACTGAACTGATATGACCGAATAGAACTTCTGGTGCTGTTGCAGAACCACCTGCAGATGAACCAGTACCAGATAAGTCGTTAGTTGGAAGGTTAGTAGATTTGTACATAGAGAATCCTCTAAGTTGTCCAGATGCAACCAAACCATTTCTAATTGAACCTTGACCTGCATTGAAGTCAACAGATAACAATTTAGAAGCTGTGTTTGATAGTTCATTGTACCACTCAGGATGAGCTACAAACCATCTACCTTCTTCAGGAACAGTAGCGACATCTAAATTTTTAGCAGCAAGTGCCATTTGATTTAGAGGGTCTACTTCACCTGAAGCAAATCCAATGTCAATTGGAGCTGAAGTTGTTCCCATACCAGCAGATGTTCCTGTGTTTGCAGTTACTCCAGCAGAGATAGCAGCTAGGATGTTTGCATCCATTGCATCTTTCAGTTTGTAAGCAGCATTATCAGAAGCAATTGCTTGGAAATTGACATGAGAGAATCTTCTTTCTAAATCATCAATTTTGAAAGAGAAAGACTTCGCTTGGTCAATTGTAAGAACAAGTTCTTGGTCTGTTAAGTCAGTAGAAGTTACAGCAAGTCCTCTTGTGTAATCTGCTACTGCGATTTGAGGTTCTTTGATGATGTTTACTGTATCACCAAAGTTTGAAATCTCACCCATATAGTCTGTGTTACAGATTGCTTCTGCAACAGCAGCTCTTCTAAGTGCGATTTGAACTTTCTTAGAATAGATTTCTGGAATAAAAAACCCATTAGTTTGTCCAGCAACCGAAGTAAGAAAGTTATTAGTAGAACCACCTTGAAATTTAGGCATAGTTATACTCCTTTTTTAGTTATTGGTTAATAAAAAATGAAAGAAAAATTATTTAATTCTTCCTTCTCTTTGAGCTTTTACAATATCTTTTTCATACTGCATAAACTCTTCGTCTGACATATTAGCTATATCAGAACGATTGAAAACCACTTCATTAGATTGAGGTATTTGAACTTGTTCTCTAGTTTTAACTAGCAAGTCTGCACCTTGATTTTGTGTCGTAGTTTTCGTTGTAGTTTTTTTATCTGAACCAAGTCCTCGGTCCTTCTTATATAAGTCGATTGCTCTTGCTGCAAGTCTACCATCCGAGTTGTTCTCATAAATCCATGATTTAATTTCCATGGGTTGAGCATCTGCCCAGCTATGAAAGTCATCTGATTCTTTAATATCATTAAAGTCTGGATGTAATCTTCCAAGTTCTAACTGTGCTTCTCTTTGAGCTAAAGCACTATTTTGCTTTTTCAAAGAGTCAACTTCTTCTTGTAAGTTTTGCATCTGATTTTCAGATTGCAAGTGAGATACAGTTTCCACAACTCCATATATGTCAGGATATTCAGTTTTAAAAGCATCTAATTCTTCTTTGCTTTTTGGTGGTGTATACTTTGGTCTGTTCTCTCTTAACTGTGTCTTGAGGTCACTTTCTTTAGATGTCCACTCACCTAACTTCCTATCATAATATCGTTTTAGGTCGTCATATCTCTTTTTGTAATCAACTTTGCTATAAGGGTTAGTTTCTACATTTAATGCAGAATCTTGGACCTTATCCATAGTTGCTGCAGTATTTTCAGTTGAACCTTCTGGGTTGCTCTCTTGAGCAGTAGCTTCTGGTTCACTTCTATTACTAGCAGGGTTTGGCACAAACAAACCACTATCAGCATTTTGAAGTTCTGTTGGCATTACATCATCTGTGTGCCAAGACTTTCTCATGTTGTAAGGGTTCGCTTGAACTTTGTTTCCTTCTTTGTTTTCTTCACTCATATTGTCCTCCTTTAGGGCTTCTTAACTGAAGGTAGCTAAGGTAGGTGTTTGGGTTTAAAAACAAAACTACAAGGGCTTCTATTTCTAGAAGGTAGCTTGTCTATCCATAGAGTTACCTTTCTCTATAAATTTTGTTATGATTGCATATTAGCCATTTCAGCATCTGCTGCTTGGCTTTGCATACCTGCATCATGTGCAGCTTCTGCATCTTTCATCATTTTTCTTAATTTATCTACACCAATTTGTTTAACTGCTTTTGCTGTAAATACAAATTCACCATCTGATAAAAGTGCTGGGATAGAGTCTGAAGTTCCTGTACCTGGTCCTTCTACTTCTCCATCTTCTGTAAATTCTGTTGCTACTATTTTTGGAATAATACCTTCTAATTCTGGAAACATTTCTACTGCATCATCAACAACTTTTTCTTCTTCTGGAGATAAATTAGATGTATCTACTACACCATCCATATCTCCCATGTCCATATCATCTTCTGCTTCCATTTCCATATTAGCTTCAGCTATACCATCCATGTCTTCTGTATTCATTCCAGTAGGTGTCATTAATGATTCATCTTCAACCATATCACCTTCTGCATAAGCTTGATAGTCTCTTCGTCTATCATACTTTTCTTCTAATCCAGCTTGACCACCAATAGACATTTTCATTAATCCACCAGTAGCTGCTGTTTTAATATTAGTAGATTTCATTGTTTCTAATTTTTTAATTTCATTTTCTAATTTTGTTTTTTCTGATATATCATCAACAAGATTTGCTCTAGCTTCTAACTGATTAATTTTTTCATTAATTAATTTATCTCTAGCTGAATTACCACCTGCCATTTTATTTGAAGCTGGAACTATACCACTATCATCAGCTTCTTCTAATTCTGGAATATCCTCTGGATTTAAAGGTCCTACTTCATCACCAATTCTATATTTTTGTCTTAATAATCCACCACCTGCTACAGCTATAGTTTTTGCTTTTTTCTTTTTAGGTTCTTCTTCATTCATAAATTTTTCTTTTGATTTTTGTAATAAAAAATTTTTAAAAGATTCAGTATCTATTTTATCTTTCATTTTTTTAATTTCTTCTGCATTATCAGGGTCATTTAAAAATTTATTAACTTCTTCTACTGAATGAAAACCACCATGTTTATATGTTGGTCTTTTCATTATACCACCACCATATGCTTTAGTTCTTTTTGAAATCATATTACCATCTCCATCTAAAACTCCTCTTGCAATTAAAATATCTTTTTTAGTTATATCACCACTACCATCTTTATCTAAAGATGCAACATCACCAGTATTAAATCTAGTTCTAGAAGGTGCTACTAATCTTGAAGGTAATCCTTGTCTTGCTTCTTTAGGTGTATTAACATCATAAGGAGTAATACCCTGTTCTTTTTCTTCTTCAGACTTTCGGATAAATGGTGGCATATTCATAAGACCACCAGTAGCCATATTAACAGGTTTGTTCTTTTTCATCATAATTCTAATCCTTAATTGTTATTATAACAACGCAAATGTTATTCGTCAACACTATTTTTTAATTCGTTTACCTGACTACGCAGGTTCTTCATTCGTTCCAGAAAATTCCATCTGCCCTGGCATTGGTGGATTATCTGTAGGTTCTGGGATTTCGCCATTTCCTGTGTTGTCTGCTCCTGCACCTTGTTGAGGTACTCCATTAGACTGTGCCATTGCTCCGAGTTGACTAGGGTCAATAGCTTGTGGGCTAGTTGCTTGGTTAACATTATTTTGATATCCTATTATTTTAGCATGAATTTCTGCTTCATCTTTAGAGTTTAATATTTCTTCAGGGTCTAAATCTAAAGAGTGTGCTAATTCTTTAATGACTTCTGATATTCTAACGAATGGAGCAATTTGTGGATTTTGAATTGTTTGTAAGAACATTGTTAGTCTTTGACTTCTAACTTCTTTTCTCATCAAAGAAGAACTACCTGTTGCTTTAATTTCAAAATCTCCAATGATAGGTAAGTCACCTTCATAGAATTGCATATTCCATTGGAACATAGATTCTCCTAAAGGTTTAATTAAACTATCATCAATATTTTTAATTACTGTTTTTATATTTAATGATGCAGCACCCATAAGCATTGACATACCTGATGCTGTTCTTGTCATACTTTGAACTCCAGTTTGTCCATGTGAGTATGATGGTATTCCTGTAGATTCATCTGCAAGTTGTCTAAACTTATCAAACATCTGCATATTCTCTGGTGCAGTATTTGGAAACTTAATTCCATATATTGCTTGACCTGGAACACCAGCTTGTCTTTTAAATATTTTACCTGGGAATACTTCCATACTTTGATTATTAACTAAAGCTGATTCATCAATATCAAATACTAAGTTTCCTGCTAATGCTAAATTATCAATTGCCATTCTTGCATGACCATTCATAATTGATTGAGCATCATCCATATTTTCTGGTACACCTATACCAAAAAATTGATATGGATTTTTTTCATAAGAAAAAGATTGATATGGTATTCTAAAAGGTTTAAATGGATTTTCTACAATTCTAATTACTTTACCTCTTACTGTCCAAATATTAACTTGTACTTCAGACATATTAGGTATATCTTCATCTATCTCAAGATTATATTCTCTTGCAGTCATAGCATCTATAGTTCCCCAATATTCTAAAACTTCATATCGGTTTTTTTCTATATCACCATATGTATTATTTTCTAAATCTAAATCTGTTTCCCAACTTTGTTTAGTATAGTTACCACCCATAGCTAAACACATTTCAATATTTTTTTGATTAAAG